GAGACTCTGAAAGCAAGAGCTCGGTTGTTACCCTTGAATTCTCAGGGTGCGTATATTATGCCTAGAACTCTTCCTTCTCGTAAATCTCCTTTTAGACAGGAATATTTTCCTAATATTCAGTGTATTGGCACTTTGCCAGGTCCTACGAAGATCAAGAAATATTCTAGACTTGTTAAGTCTGGGTATGGTGAGGATATGAGGAGTCTCTTATGTAGAGAATTGGCTTTTGAGCCAACATTGATTTATGGAGCTCCTCCTCTTATGCCATTTAGGAGAAATGGCGAGTATATAGCTCCTCAGAATATTGCCCTTAGGAAAATGGATATTCCTGTTCCTCTGTATGATTCTGATGTTCTTGATGTAGTGGTCAGACGTTTTACTCGTCATATTATTGAGGGCCTGATGTCTAAAGGTGTACATCGCTTGAGTCCTTTGAGGGTTCAGGATGCTGTTAATGGCACTGCAGATAATCCATTTAGTAGGAGAATTAATGTCTCCACAAGTGGTGCTTTTGGTTATCCGGGCAAGAAGGAGAAATACCTTCCGTTAGTTGGCGATACTACACGAGAACCTATTGGCCCGTTGAAGGATCAAGTCAACCAGGAATTGAGAAATTATGGCTTTGGAGAAACTAATCAGTACATTTTTAATGTGCAGTTCAAAGATGAACCTCGTGAGATTAGTAAATGTGAGGCTGGCAAGACTCGACCTTTTTACATGTGCGCACTAAATAATTTGGTTGTTGCACGTGTGCTCATGTATGATTTTTATACCAAAATGGTGGAACATTCTGAAGTTTTCTGCTCTGCAATTGGCTATAATATGCATACAGATTCTGACAAACTTATTTGTGACTTTCAAGATTTTATTGGTCAGGATATGGAGCCAGATGAAGAAATTGATGATGAGGAATGTGTGCTTGAGGCAGATTTTGCTGGCTTTGATGTTGCCAGTCCCTTTTTTATTGCTAGAGCTGCTGCTACCGTCATCTATAATGTTAACAAACATTTTGGTTATTCAGCCTTTTCTTTGAAGGCCTTGCAAGGTTTACTTACAGATATGGTCATGCCAATTATTAATATGGACAATGATTTGTTCATTAAATTAGGCATGCAACCCTCTGGTAATTTAGGTACTGCTGAGAATAATTGTCTTCGTAATGTTATTATGCAGATGTATACATGGTACAAACATGAAATGCTCAGGGAATATGACTTTTTTGAGTATGTGTTACCTCGAGTCTATGGAGATGATTTGGCCATGGCAGTTAGACGTTCTGTTAGATGTTGGTTTAACATGCCTTATTTTGTTTGGGCATGTAAAGAATATTTTAATATGGAGGTTACTTCTGCAAATAAGACTGCTTGTGCTGACAATTTTTTGCGCATTCTAGATTTCTCTTTTTTGAAGAGAACTTTTTCTAAATTTTATAATGGCAAATATATCGGCAAATTGGATTTGAATTCTATTTTCAAGACTGTTGAGTGGCGCATGCCATCTGGATCTATTACGGTAGCTGAGCAAGACGAATCGACATTTGTTTCTGTGATGTGGGAGTTGTTTTTCCATTGTCAAGATGAATCTCAATATGAGCGATTCAGAAGTGAAATTAAGTCCTGGCTTGTTGCGCGACATGGTGGGGAGGAGAATGATTATTCCATCCACAGTTATCAACAGATTTATAAAACAATCTGGCCAGATGAAAAATGTTCCTCAGATAGTCCTAATTCTGATACTTTGTGGGAGTACGAAGTGAAGGAGAGATTATCTGAGATGAAAGGAGGGCCTTTGAGCTCATTTAGTCCCGTATGCGCCTTAAAAGCAAATGGGGATTCTCCCGTTCTCGATACCGTTTTTGTCGACGGGTCGGTACGAACTAAAATTACCCGACAAGCTAGCATAGAACAAAGAGATAGCATTTTACGAGAATTGTCAGTATTGAAGTCTAGAATGGAGGAGATAAATCTTTTGCTTGATGAAAAGGAATTTGATAGGTCAAACGTAACTACTGTTTGGGCTTACAAGTTTAATCCCCAGATGCAACAATTCAATATTGATATTGATCAGAGACGGATGGATTTAATGTGTGAGAAGAATGATGTGCAGAAGACTATACAATTCTATGAGCAATATTTGTGGGCTCATATGGATCTTGTCTCTCAAGCCCAATCAGAAGAAGGGTCTGTTGATATGTCTAAAGTCGATATCCATGAGAATATATTGGATATTGGTGGTGAGGACTCATTTTTTACTCATGCCGGAGCCAGCAAAGGACCCAAGATTGGGCAAGATGAGGTCTTGCGCATAGAGAAATTTCTGGAAAGACCTGTCAATTTGCAAGCAGTATCTATTCCTCTTAGTACATATCACGACTTTCAGTTGAAGTTGTGGGATGTTTTATCTTTGAACCCTGCGAATCGAGCCAAACTGCGCAATTTCGCATACTTTCGTGGAGACATAATGGTTAGGATTGCTATTTCGGGCTCTCCTTTTCATAGAGGAAAGTTTTTGATCTCATATCAGCCGTATCCACAGAGGAACGATACATTGAAAGCGCATCATTTAAACTTGACGGCTCTTGGCGTAGCAGCTGCTGATTATAGGCCCCTGATGTTGAATTATTTGTCGCAGTCTCCAGGAGCTATTACTATTGATGTTAAAGAGAATAAACCAGTTGAATTTCGTGTTCCTTTTATTTCTAGTAAATCTATGCACAGATTATTTAATAATCAGTCAACTGTTATTTCAGCAACTACGTCTTTTGTTGATTTTGCTGAAGCAGGCACTCTTTATATATGGAATATCACGCCCATTACGGCTGCAACTGCTTCGCCTACTCCTATTACCATGCAAGTTTATGCCCATTTTGTTGACGTTCACTTGGGAACCACCACAGGTACTCATATGGAAATAAAGACTGAAGCGCGAGATGAGAGGCGTTCTGGTCCTGTTGAACGTATGTCTTCATCATTGGCAACTGTTTCAAGAGCTTTGTCTTCAGTTCCCTTTTTGGGTGAAATAGCAATGGCCAGTAGCCTCATATTTGAGGGTATTTCAGGTATTGCGGCCTGGTTTGGATGGTCACGCCCTACAATGATAAGCGGAATTAACTATGTCAAGAATCGGCCTTTTGCTAGCTCCTCTCAGACTATTGGAGCAGAGTCCATTGAAAAGACATCATGGGATCCGTTACAAGAATTGACTGTGGATCCTCGTGTTACAGGTATGGAAGTTGACGAGATGTCTATTACGCATTTATGTGGTATTGAGACTTTCTTGTATACATTTGATTGGGATAATTCAGACGTTCCTATGTCTGGAATACTTTTCAATTGTGCTGTTAATCCCTGCTTGAGCACCTATTATGTTGGCACTTCGAGAATATGGATTCAGCCTACTCCTATGTCTTTTGCTGCTAATAATTTTGGTTATTGGCATGGGGATATTGTTTTTCGTTTTGAGGCTGTTGTATCAGCATTTGAAAGAGGAAAATTGGCTATTGGGTTTGATCCAAATATTGATCAATATACACTTATTACAACTACCATTCATGACAATTTACAGTTTCTTAAAGTTTGGGATGTGCAGGAAACTCAGTCTGTTGAATTTTGTGTTAAATGGGCCCAGCCCCGCGCATGGAATCAAACTATTCATTATACCAACCAGGCACAGAGTTATGGTGCACAAAAGAAT